CCTGCTATCCAGAATTGGACGTACATTTTGGAGAGATTGTTTAACGTGTGGCAGATATTCTGATGTATCTTCATTGAGTAAGTACTTCTCTATGATTGAATGGACAGAAGTACCACGACTCGCAGCTCTATGTCCAATTCGATTCGCTTGATCTTCACCAACACGTTTACGCCATGCTGCGATAGCCTCTTCGTTGATTATACTAAGTACCGTTGTAATACTAGGAAAACGACTACCATCAGGAGCAACGTAAGTGCGACCAGATGGCCGTGTATCTGTATCCAAGTCATCATAACCGAGATCAATTGTTTCATGTGTAAACCTCATATTTTTATTGTGTTTCCTTTACCTGAACCTTTTTTGACCTGACCTAGTAGATCTCTCCACTCCCCGCCGGCGCGGGAGACATTATCTTTAGTACCACTATGACTGAAATTTGGAGTTGATAATACCCTAATAAGATCAGGACTATTGTCTAATGTGTTTTGTAATTCATCATAAGAGCAAACTACATCCCATTGTTCTTGAGTTTTCATATCTTTTAGGGTATATGTTGGCATTAAACGATACCTTCATGCGGTGGATTATGATCAAATCTTCCTACCGGATTCTTAAATTGTGTGGATCTAATCTCTTCTTGTACTTCGCGTACACGATGATTCATCCAACTGATAGCAGTACTTATATGTCCAGTATCTTGCGGTTTTAATTGACTCTTTGCATATGCAATTTCTTTATATAAAAAATCAAGTTTATCTAAGTTGTCCATTATGACACCTCCTTAAAATGTTGAAACCAACCAGGTTTAGCGCGATTCTTTTCCCATGCCATCTTGAATCGCTCTTGTTTGGTTTGATAGAATGCACGATATGATAATACGGCGTTTTCTAACATGCACTCAGGATTAGATTTCATGGCGAGCTTGAATGGAGTCATTTCGCCTTGAGGGATATTACGAGGCAAAGACCACAATGGTGATTTCAATAGGCTCGAGGCATGTGTCTTCTGAAACCTGTAAGAGAACTCGTCACATAATGCTTCGAAATGGCGCCAATGCCACATATAATTTTCTGATGATTCCATAGTCCAAACAGTACACGGATGCTTGTAGTGTACAGCTTTGTACAATACTTGATCCATTTCAGGATCATCAAACAAACGATAATGTCGTACCATTCGTTTACCAGATTTTGACGGCGCAATCTGTACTGTACCATCAAGCATGCGATGTGCAGTAGATAACATTTGCGCAGACTCGACAACCATCTTCGGCACATGTTTATCACACTGCATTTGTGCAGCTTTGATTGGATCTTCATCAAGAACAAAGATATTCATATTTTTTACCTTTCGTCATAAGATTATTATACACTGTTTGTGCGTCGATGTACATAAGAAGTTCGAACTTTATCTTTTCGCCTAACTGCAAATGCTTATAAGGGTGTCGTGATATATATCTCCATGGAATGAAAGTATCGATGTTACCTTCCTCTATCCATTGTTTTACTTTACGACTAATAGTCAATGTATTATGTTTGTTTAAATATTTTAGATCACAGCTACCAAAATAATCATGAAAGGTATCAGGGCAATGCTCAGGACACCATTCATGACCAGATAATTGTATCTTGCCTAATGCGTATTCTGCTACTTCAAAGCCCCATTGACTGTATGCTTCATCATATGGTCTTGTATCTTCACGCGCTTTCTTTTCTATTATGTCAAGAAAGTCTTGAGTAACAGTCCATGTATATATCATAGGGTACTACCTCTGCCAAATTGATAATATTTATTATACCATATGGGCCGAGATAGTACACCGGTTTATTTTATTTTAAGTGGGATTTTTAGGATAAACTTGGTAAAGGTAGATTTCCTGTTTTCATTAAGGCTAGTTGTTTAATTCGCCATAGCCTTTCCATTACTCTTCGCCTACGTCTGTCTTTTTGTTTTCTTATTTTTAGCCAATTTTCGTTCATAAGATATAATCTTATTCGTTTTTCTTTGACCTCTTGTTTTTTAAGTTGCTTATACAGTTTCTTTTGTTTTAGGGGTTTGAGTTGTGGATACATGTCATCCTTGTTTGTTAGGGGTTAACACTATTCACGGATGAGACCAGGAAATGCCTCCATAACAACGTTTTTTGTAATGCCCTTTGGTGCTTCTTTATTGATCATCTTCACCAATAGTTTAGCATCTTCAGGGTGAATGGCTTCAAGAATGCCAAGAAAAATCCTCTCTCTTTTGAATTGAGGTAATTTTTCTGCAGCTTGACTGCCTTTTACAAAATAGACGAATTTAGTATTTTGTTTTAAGAGATTTGATGGCGCCGAATGATCAGGCGATGGTGTGTATGGTACTTCGCCCTCTGGTAACCACCATTTAATTGTTGAATCAATAGATCCTCTTAATACATCCTTTAGAGCCCATGACTCGTTTTCTTTTAGGATACGCACTTTATCAGCCTTAGCTCGAGCTTTACCAGCTTCTTCTAATACTTCATAAATAAACTTTACCATTAAATAAACTCCTGTACGGATTCAATTAACTGATTACATCTTTTATTTATAAGGTAAGGAAACACACTAGCCTTATTTTTCCATTGATCTTGAGTAGTAAATTCTTGAATGATATTATTTTTCAGATCAGATGGAGTCTGAGAAAGATCGATCAGCTTTTCGTTACGTTGATAGTTTCTATACCATGATGCGGCATATAATAATTCACCATCATTCAGATCTTCGATAAGAGTATCGAGTTTTTTCTTTGATAGTGGTTTCTGTCTAGCACCAGTAATAAACACATCATCGCCTGATAATACATTAGGTACACCATCAGATGCATCGCCACGCATGATATGTTCCATTAGAAACGCACGTGGATTCTTTTCTACTAGACTTTTCTTTTGTACTGGTGAAAACTGTGATACGTTACCATACTTCTGCAGCTGCACAAAGTCTTTATCACCAGAGATAATCATGATGTCTTCGTATGCACCAAATTCTTCATTTGTGTACTCTACGATAGTAGCAATAATATCGTCAGCTTCGCAACCATCGAGATGTAATACTTTGTATGGGAAGTTTTCTTTGATCTCTTCACGCACATTATTCATGATAGTAAATGCAGCATCCCAATCAAATGTGGATTCTTCTCTGCCTTTACGACGATTGGCTTTGTATTCTGGATAGAAAGTTTTACGCCAATTATTTGGTCCATCACATGCAAGTACTAATTCACCATACTTATCTTTGTATTTAGTCCTATACATGCGAAGAGTATTGAGAATCATATGACGAATCATATCTTCTTCGTTTAGTTTTTGTACTGCGATGTTGGCTACTGCGATTGCACTGAAGTCGACTAATATCATAACAAATCCTATCTATAGTATTCTTTAAATGCGTTTATGTTGGCTTTCGTGCCCCGAACAGTTATCTCAGGGTTTCCACCGCTTGGGCCATTTGCTATCCAATTGATAACATTAAGCTCGTATATGTCTAATATTTCTAAAAAATCAGACACTGATACATCATGTGCACATATGAATGTGTATTTAGTTTTTCCACTTACGTATTTCATTTTAGCTCCATCTCAATTATGGAAATATTATACCATAATCCGGAGCATTTGTACATGTTTATTTTTGTTCTTGTTTTGGTAAATGTTTTGAGTGTATCTTGCAACCAATAAACTCATTATAGTAATCATCACGAAGCAAGACGTCATGCTTAAATTGAAGCTTAGCTTCATAGTATGACATCTCGCCCTTTGTTTTACAAAGTATTAGGATTTCTCTTTTGTAACGATCTTCCCCTCGCTGTTCAACGAGTACTTGAAGGTCTTTATTAGATCCATAATATCGTTTCCAGTCAGACTCGACTCTGGTTCTTTGCCTTCGAGATCTTTTACTATTTTTTGGTAATATCTTCGGCCGCCAGAAGTTCTTCTTACCGATATATTTTTTATTTGTATCCAGTTCTGTGATAACGTACACAAATCCCTGGTACTCATCAGGGGTTTCATCGTAAGGTTGTCCATCATATAACCACATACAACTATATATTACTTGCACAGATCCTCATATTTTGTGCTATACAACCGATGCTTTGATAAATCGCCATGATTTACATTAAACATTTTTTGTAAGAGTGTCTTAATCCATTGCATCTTCTTCATCCTTCGTCTTATATTGCCATTCATCTGTATGGCCAACAGACCATTTTGGTTCAGTCTCTACTCTATAGTTTTGTGTACATACTTTAAAATCCGGTCTCAATAATTTATCAGGTACTAGGCTAGAATCTCTCCAAATCACACGATTATTTGGTTGTGCTGCAAACTGACCATTATCAAGCTGTATGATATTAAAGCTCTTATGTTCAGGATCATGTTCACTAAAGTTAA